GCACGATGACCTATCCGGTGTTTGATTCCAACGATACAGAATTCTACGCTGTAACTGAAACGGACGGGCAGGACAAGATTGTTGAAATGAACATGGAAATCCGAGCAGACGCACATGAGCAGGGGTTAAAGACCGGGCTAAACATCTTAGCCAAAAAGTGTGGGCTTGGCGATTCTTATTATAGATTTGAAACAACAGGCGTGAAAACGGCTACAGAGGTAGTTAGCGAAGAATCCGACCTGTACCGTAACCTGAAAAAACATGAAATTGTGTTAAATGAAGCATTACGCAAAATGGTGATTGCAATCGGAGACATGGACGGGTTCAACATCGATCCGGCAAAGATTACAATCAACTTCGATGATTCAATTATTGAAGATACAGGCGCAGAAAAAGAAAAGTTTTTGCAGGAAATCCGAGACGGAATCCGTGACAAGTGGGAGTACAGAGCAAGGTTTTTCGGCGAAACAGAAGAGGAAGCAAAGGCGAATGTTCCGCAGGCTGAAAGCAATGTGGACTGGTTTAACGAGGAGTAACTTATGATTACACCGGAATACCTGGAACAATGCCCGGATAGATTAGTGGAAATCTATGAACAGGCGGAGCGAGACATCATCGCCGACATGGCACGAAAGATAAGCAAATACGATTACTTTTCTTCAGCTGCCGAATGGCAGGCGATGAAGCTTCAGGAGATGGGCTTAACTTATAAAGAGATTCAGAAGCGACTGGCAAAGGCAAGCGGCAAGTCGAAAGCCGAGATTGTAAAGCTGCTAAAGGAAGCAGGTGCAAAAGAGCTGAAAGACGACGGTGTGAAGCCGACACAATCAACGGTTAATACACTAAATGCAGGATTAAGCAAGACGCTCGGCACTTTCGACAACCTCACGCGGACGACCGCGACGCAAGGCACACGGCAAATTTCACAAGCCTTAGACCGTGCATATGCTCAAGTCTCAAGCGGTGCGTTCCCGCAGGAGACGGCGGTCAAGAATGCCATTTCAGACCTTGCCAAAAACGGCATTGAAGCCTACGACTACGGCACGCGAAAAGATTACATAGATGTAGTCGTCCGCCGAGCAGTCAGAACAGGCGTTAATCAGACAGTCGCAAAGCTTGCGCTGTCAAACGCCGACGAACTGAAAACCGACCTCGTGGAGGTCTCCGCTCACTCCGGGGCACGACCATCACACGCCGAATGGCAAGGGAAAGTTTATTCAATCAGCGGCGAAACTGAGGGCTATGAGAAGCTGTCAGAAGCGACAGGCTACGGAAGTGTTACCGGGCTGTGTGGTGCGAATTGCAGACACACCTTTTACCCGTTTTTTGAGGGCGACGAGCCGACATATAGCGAGGAAGAGTTAAAGTCATTCGATAAGCCGAAGTACACCTACAACGGCGAGAAAATGACCGAATATGAAGCGACACAGCGTCAAAGGTACATCGAGCGTCAAATCCGCCGTGAGAAGGTCGGAATGGAAGCCGCAGGGCTGTCCCCGGAGCGCGCAAATGCTAAGCTGAAGAAGTGGGGCAAAATCCAATCTGATTTCCTCGGGCAGACAGGGCTAAAACGGCAGTATGGACGGGAAGAAATACCGAAAACTGCAAAGAAATTAAGTGAGGATGAGAAAAAAAGCATATATGATTATATGAGTGCAAAATCATATATTATAAATGAGAAACTCAGAAATAGTGACACATTGACAAAAGAAGAGAGCGAGTTTACAATGCACTTAGATAGAACACTCGCAAAATTGCCAAAATATGAGGGGAACCTTAGTCGTTCATTGTATTTTATGAATGACGAAACTGTGAATAATTTTATGGCGGTACACCAAAAAGGCGATAAAGTGACATATGGCGAGTATCTTTCTACAACGAAGGGTGAAACATATAATCCAGAAGGGCAAGTACAAATTTATATTGAAAATTCCAAGAAAGGAAGGGAGTTGGCAGGATTCAACGAAGCAGAACAAGAGGTACTCTATGAGAGAAATTCGACATTTTTAGTACGAGATGTTGTTCGCTTTGAAGATAAGTGGTTTATCTTGCTGAAAGAAAATGAGTGAAGAGTTGAAAAAAGGAATACCAAAGGGAACCGTAACAGGAAAGGTTATTTTTACAAAAGATGAAGAGGAAGAAAGCGAGCGAATCTTTGAAAGGATTTTAAAAGCTTCGGGAGCAATGAAGCAAGATGAAAGCATAGCTGACTGGCGAAAGCAACAAAAATAAACTCAATAAAAACGAGGACGACTGACGAGCCGTCCTTTTTTTATACTCAAAATTCGGTGGCGACCGTAAAACGCAGGCACATAGCGGCGTTGCGCGTAAAAAACGAAGTGCAGAAAGGAAGAGACAATGAAAAGAGAACAAATCAAAGAGATTCTGACAAAAGCAGGATTGGCAGAGGACAAGGCGAAAGAAACCATTGATTCTATTTTTGCAGAACATGGCAAGGACATCGACGCGGAAAAGGCAAAGACAACCGCAAAAGAGAATGAACTTGCGGCGGCAAATCAGCAGATTAAAGACCTGAATGCCACGATTGACAGTTTCGGCGGACAGACACCTACCGAGTTAAAGACACAGCTCGGCAATCTGCAAAAGAAGTACGACGAGGACATCGCAGCAGAGCAAAAAAAATATTCGGATCTACTGAAAACGCAGAGCCTGAAAGAAGCATTAACAGGCGCGGGAGTAACCGACCCGGATTACATCATCTATAAGCACGGCGGCGTTGAGAAGTTCGCATTCGCGGACGGAAAGCCTGTCGGAATTGATGAGACTTTGAAGCCTTACAGAGAATCTTCACCGTCTCTTTTCAAGGTTGAGACCAAACCAAAAGAAGGAATCCGCCACGAAGGCGGCACACAAGTAAAAGAAAGCACAAGCGACCACGCAGAGGCGAACAGAGCCCTGCGTTCTTTTTTAGGGAAGGAGTAAACAATGGCAGTTAATATTGTAGACAGACAAAGAGCAGAAGCTCTGATTCAGGAGCAGTTAATCAACACAATTCAGCAGGAAGCACCGGCTAATTCCGCATTTATGAGCATGGCGAGAAAACTTCCAAACATGTCTTCTAAAACGACAAAAATGCCGGTACTTGACATGTTACCAACAGCCTACTGGGTA